TTCAATCCAACTTGCTAATGTACCGTTGTAACGATGTACTGTTGGGAAGTTTTCTAAATCCGAAGTATCAACCCAAAGATCTCCGTCAACTAACGGATCACCGTTGTCTTGAACAGTTGGAGCTGTTGCAGTCACTTGTGGTCCTCTATCGTTGGTATTGTTATAATCTAAACTAAAGTTTTTATAACCTACCCAATCATCACCATTGTGAATCATGATATCAACTTCATCTACAACTGAACTATACCATAGTTCGCCGTCTGCTGTAAGCTCTAGTGGCTCATCTTCGCTTGCTGTGTAAGTTAGGACTTGCCAGTTACTTGCAACATACTGTGCAGGATTATCTCCTGATGTAGTTCCTGGTGCATAATATAAATTTGGCGTTGTACCTTGTGGATTTGCTGAATCGTATGGAACAAAACCCATTTCAGTAAATGATCCGTTTGTATCTACAATTTTAATTTCACCGCCTAGTTTATGTCTAATTACAACACGATTTTGTCCATCAACACTTGCAAGGACGTTAGTTAAACCAGCTGCATTAATTGCGCCTGCTAGTGCATCTGCGTCCGTTGATGTACCTGTAGCTGTAAATGTTACAGTTTTAGGACTTCCTGTGTAAATCATGCTGTTTACTTTAGTTTCGTCAATAGTAAAATCAACATCGCTTGCAGCTTGTAATGTTCCGCTAGTAACTTTTGGTGAAGTAATAATAGTTGCACCGTTAGTTTTACGACGGAATATTTTCCATGTACCTAGCTTTTGTGCATCTTGTTCAACATTTGCTCTAACATAAACATCGCCTGTTATTAGATTTGCTCCGCCACCTGCTTTGTCTAAGTTATAAATTGCTTGTTCATTAGACTGATAAATCGGAGCAGTAACAGTATCCCATAACTGTGTGTCACCATTATAAATTTTAATACGGAAGTTTGCACCGCCATTTGGTTCTGTAGTTTTTAACCAAATAGAACCAGTTGGACGTGGTGTAGTGTCTCCTGACTTAAATTCAGGAATTAATGTATGTGGTGCAATTGCAACTGTTGGTGATGCATATGTACCTGCAATAATTCCTAAGTCAGTTAACAATGTGCCTGTACTGTTTGCAACAACGACAGAGTCATTAGAAGTATAAATTTCTAATCTTCCGTCAACTGCTGCTGCACTTACACCTGTTACGCCTGCGCCATTAATAGCAGATGCTATATCTGCTACACCTGTGCCGTTAATTGCAATTGGTGCAGATCCGTCTAGTGTAATTGAGTGGCCATTGGTTAATGCTGGATTAGCTGCTGTTCCTTTAACTGCTGCCCAACTAGAACGCCAATCATCGTCGCCTACTCCTACCCAAGTACCTGCACTATTTTTATACCATAGTGTGTTTAATGTAGTAATAGCAACTACTGCATAATCTCCAATAGCACCTACTGCTTCTTTTGGTGCTCCTGGTGATGTAGCTGAACCAGTTACATCGTTTACTTCGGTAATAACAATTGGTGTAACAGAACTAAAGCTCTGCCCGCCCGAAGTAGTTAGTGCTGCGCCGTTCCACTCAAGTACACCAAAATCGGTTACTTGTGTATCAAACCAGTATGCGCCATCAGATGGTTCGCCGCCTGGTGCAGTTGCACTTGCTTGTAGTTTGCTTAAATCAAGATCTGCTCTACATACATATACACGGTTTGTTACGCCAAGTAATGAGTATGCAGTTTGTAGACCGTATTCGTTTAATTCGCCCCCATGTATCATATTTCCGTTATTATCGGAATAAAATAATGGATCGCCAAATGTTTCACCAAGCTCACGTTGGCTGGTGATTAAGTAAGGTTTACCAGCGTTTGCCTTTAACGTACCTACCGCTGTTCCTGCGCCACTGCTTGAAGTTTTATTTTCAGCTGATGCCACAAAGATCATAGGTACAGTACCAGCTGCTGCTGGGGTGTAGAATGATTCGTCAATTACTTTGACTTCTACGCCTGGTGATACTAATGCCATATTCTTTCTCCTAAGATAGTAGTAATGTATTCTGTACTATGCTTGTATTTAGTATAATAAAAAGAAAACTAGCTTTTAAACACCCAAAAAAAGGGACCGAAAAGGTGAGGTAAATACAATATGAGACCTTTATGTGTTTGTGGTGAACGTCCTGCTGCTATAAATTATAAAAAAGGAAACAGAACTTATTATCGTAAGCTCTGTGAAACCTGTTTACGCAATGGTGCGGGACACGGTATACCTAAATGGCGGCAACGAGGTTACGAAAAGAAAACTCAATGTGAAAAGTGCGGTTTTAAATCAAAGCATGAAGAACAATTTAATGTGTTTCATATAGACGGTGATTTAAACAACTGCCGTCCTAATAATTTAAAAACTATTTGTGCAAACTGTCAGCGATTAATTCAGAAAGCTGGCGGACGGTGGAAGCAGGGTGATTTACGCCCTGATTTTTAAATATTGTCTTAATAAGAATATCTACATTTCTTTCTAAACGTTCTAGCGAACCATTGTTATCAATAGTGTAATCACACATCCATTGTTCAATACTCATTGAACTAGGATCTTCAGTAGGCAAATGATCTGTACGATCTACCCAAATAGCATAGTCAAAGATTTCTTCATTTTGCATTGCAAAGAATTCTCGCTTGTTGCGCAAACCGCAATAGATATTGTTTTGTGCAAACAAGTTACGCCCAAGACGTGCTAGATCATCTTTACAGTAATCGTGTATCATGTTGTACCACTCTGTGCGATGATTATGACGATCTGCATAACACTCTTCTTCGTCTGCATAACCGTACTTGTCTTTTAAATCATTGAATATAAAAAGTTCTGAACAGAACTTAGAACTAGATTGAAATGTGTAGCCGTATTTTTCTAATAATTCACAAACAGTGTCTTTGCCGTGTCTGCCATGTCCAACTACAAGTAGTTTAGGTAACATATAGAACTCCTATTATTTCTATATATTATACAGAAAAATTAGTAAGTTGTCAAGTATTTTTTATAACAAAGAAATTTCCAGGCATAATTTCTTTAGTACACAAATTACTAATACTATATTCATCTACAGCGTTCATTACGCCTGCCCAATCACTACAATAGTCGTCGCCGCATACAATTGATACTTTATTAAAATTTTTTAACCAAGTTTTTACAGCATAATACGTGTGGTCGTCGTCAAGATATACTAAATCCCATTCGTTAGTAAAATATTCACTTTGAATCCAATCTCTACCTTCCATGTGCCATACTTGCTTAATAATAGATTCATTGGGATGTCTTTTAATAACAGTATCAAATATTTCTCGTTGCGACATTTTTAATTTAATTGCCCTTTTAGCAAAGCTACTAGACCATGTTACTAAAGTGTGGTATCGTAACTTAAAATTATCAAGAACATAATACGAAGTATTTTTAGGAAGTACATCTAACCAGGCCCAAGTACTTCTTCCGTAGCCGCAACCAATTTCTAAAATTCGAGGTGAATTAGGTAATTGTGATACTAAAGATTTATAAGCAGTATGTTGTTTTGGGGAAGTTGCGCCTGGTATTTCTAGTGCAGACGAAACATTTAAAAATAATCTTTTATTAGCCAATTAAAAATCCGTATCCTGTGCCGCCTGCAACTGCTTGAGATACTTCTGCTTCTAACTTTTCCATTTCAGCTTGTGCTTCGGCTTTTAGTGCATCTCCGTTAAGAGTTGAACCACCTTGTGGTCCTGCAATAGTAGCAAACTTGCTTCGTGCTTCACCTAGCATAAACTTACAACTAGCAAGTGTATAATCTTTAATCCATTGTACTGCTAGATAATCTTCTAATAGTTGTTCATCTGGACGGTAGTTGTAACAGTACAATAATAAATTTTCTTCTGCTCTAGGACGCTGTAGTAGAGTTAATTTTTTACTTGTAGTATTCCATTTGAATTCAATAAACGAGCCAAACATACGTCCTACAAGTTCTTGATATTGGCTAAAGAAATCGTATGTTGCTAGTCCACCTAAATTTGAACTTGCTAACAAATACGTATTAGTATAAGCAAGGTTGAACGGTTCAAACAATGTGCCGCCATCGCCGCCGCCGCTGCGTGAACCGATTGATCTGCGAAATAATTTACGAACTTCTACTACTTCTTTTGGTAGTGTATATTCGTTTTGATCAATAACGGTTGGCATAAACATATAAGATTCTTCAACACTATTATCACTGCGTTGTCTAAATCTTGTAAGTGCCTTGTTTAAAGCAGTTTCGTAGTGTACAGGATCAAGTTCTACATCAACCATGCCTCCGCCGAGCATAGCGTAAACATAATCGTATATTTCTTGTTTCTGTGTTGATATATTTGCCATTTAGGTTTCTCCGTCGTAGTATTTATCTAACGATAAATATGTATATGCCAAGATTAAGTTTATATAAACCAGAGCGCGGTAACGATTACGAATTCCTAGATAGACAAATTGGGGAAATGTTTCAGGTTGGCGGCACTGATATTAACATACACAAATACATAGGTCCTGAAAATCCTGCAGAAGGTGAAGGAACTGCTGATCAGCCAACATATGATGCTGTAAAAGAAACTAATATACAAGATTTGTTATTTCTTGAAAACAGAGATCGCAAGTATGATCCAGACATCTATACTATGCGAGCAATATATAATGTCCAAGACATTGATTTTGATCTAAGTCAGTTTGGTTTATTTTTAAGCAATGATACACTGTTTATGACTATACATATTAGAAGTAGTGTCAAAACGTTAGGTAGAAAAATTATGAGTGGTGATGTTATAGAACTTCCTCACTTAAAAGACGAGTATGCACTAAATGATTATGACATGGCACTAAAA